AATGGGTGGAGTGAAGTTGGAATGTCGCTGGCGACTGCAACTGACTCCTATAAGGCAACTCATGCGGTGCAGTACCCCGAGGGGACTACTAAAGTGGTTTCGTATCTTGAGGCTAGGAGTAGTGAGGTAGCCGACTACACAGTGTTCTTCGGGTTACAGTATTATCTCAAAAGGTATTTGACTGGAGTAGTATTGACACGAGAAGACATCGACAATGCCGAGATCTTCTGGAAGGCTCACTTTGGCGCTACTTATTTCAAAAGAGAACTGTTCGACTACATTGTGGATGTTCATGGAGGTAAACTACCTCTAAAAATCAAGGCAGTCGAGGAAGGCGCTAAAGTGCCTCTCCACAATGTTTTAATGACTATCGAGAATACAGACCCTAATTGTTATTGGCTCACTAATTTTGTTGAGACTTTATTGCTTAAGGTATGGAATCCAATCACAATTGCTACTAATTCGCACGTCATCCGCAACATTCTCAGGAGTTACCTAATCGAGACTGGCTGTGAAGACGTAGAAGGTACTGTTTGTTGGATGCTCCACGATTTTGGTTTTCGAGGAACATCCTCTGAGGAAACTGCGGGAATCGCCGCAATGTCTCATTTACTTTCTTTTATGGGGACTGATACAGTTGCTGGAATTTTCTTTGGTAGGAAATACTACAATACAGATGAGATGCTTGGATACAGTGTCGCGGCTGGAGAGCACAGTGTTGCGACTTCCTATGGAAGAGAAGGAGAAATTGAATATTTCCGAAAGATGCTCACAATATATCCAACTGGAATTGTTTCGGTTATTTCCGATTCGTTTCATATTCTAGAGGCGATTGATAAGTTTGGCGAACTTAAGGAACTTGTCATGAGCCGAGAGGGTAGGCTAGTAGTTCGCCCTGACTCTGGAGATCCTGCGATGACTGATCTGAAAGTTATCGAGAAGCTGGGTAGTATCTTTGGATTTACTGTCAATTCTAAGGGATATAAGGTGCTTGATTCTCATGTCCGAGTTATTCAGGGAGATGGGGTGAATAGGAATTCTATTCCAAATATCCTTCAGATTCTTAAGGACAATGGATGGGCCTCTGAGAATATCGTATTTGGATGCGGAGGAAAGTTGCTTCAGGATTTTAACCGAGATACCTTCAATTTTGCTATTAAGTGTAGCAGGATTGAGATAGGAGACGAAATCCGCCAAGTAGAGAAGAGTCCCACTGAAATTAATGAAAGGGGGGAGCTTACTACCAGCTTCAAAAAGTCTAAGAAGGGACTTTTGAAGCTAGGAAAGTCAGCCGAGTATTATACAATTAGTGAATCGGACGCCGGATTCAATGAAGTGGAAGACCTGTTGGTAACGGTCTTTGAAAACGGTGAGATCTTGAAAGAATATACCTTTGGCGAGATTAGAAGCAAGATGGCTGACTGATTGAATTAGTTATTTACTCTAAGAAGTCGCCAGTAATGGCGACTTTTTTAACACGATATAAATAATATCATGGAAATTGAAAAACTTAACCGTCTTCTAGATAAGTACCCCTTAAATAGAGACTGTCGCACGGGTGTAGATGGTAAATATCATTATGTTTACTTAATAGTATTCGAGAATGGGTTTTACTATATAGGAAAACACTCAACCACTAACATTGACGATGGTTATTTTGCTTCAGGTGCGTTACCTATTAGATGTAGAGATAAGGGGTATTCTTACACTAGGTTCATTATTAGCTATGAAGATTCTAGCAAATCTGCATTGTTTTTGGAAGCAGACATACTCTCTAACGGGGCAATATACCATCAAGATGATTGCTTAAATTGCTATCCCGGAAGTCCACCATCTAATCAAGGACATGCCGTAATTAGAAAGGGTAACAAGTTTAAGATGGTAGACAGGAAGCTATTAACTTCTTACATAGAAAATGGATGGGAAATTGGTCCTCCAAAACGAATAAGAATGACTAATTTTGAAGAAGATCGATACGTATTACCAGTCGAAATAGCCGAATACGAAGCTAAAGGATTTGTTATAGGTAGAGTTGCGTGTAGAGGTAGAACATTTATCACTAAAAACGGAAAATACAAATTCATTAAAAAAGCGGATAGTCTAAAATATGAATTAGATGGATGGGAAGTTAAACATCCCCACGAAGGACTTAAGGTTCTGCGGAAAGGCCGTGAACTAGTCAAAGTAAATCCTTCCGAAGTGGATAATCTATTGAAGAATGGATATTCAGCGTCTTCTACTGTCGAGTCTTTGATTTATATTAGAAAAAATGGGAAGTTTAGGCGAGTCAAGCCATTTGAATTAGATGAGTACTTAAACAGTGGGTGGGAAATTGGAACCAACATACTAGGAACCGTATATGTAAATGACGGTGAGCGAGAATACCGTATTAAACCTGAAGCGTTAGATGAATATATTTGTAGTGGTTGTGTTGAAGGTAGATTGAATTGGGTGTGGGTTAATAATGGAACTGAATCGATTAGACTAAATCCAAACGATACTGTTTTGGTGTTAGAATATTTGAACAATGGATACTCGATAGGTCAGAAGACTAGAACCTCAAAGAGAAAAGTTACAAAAACAGGAGAGGTTCGATACATTGTTGATGAAAAACTGGAGCAGTATCTAAGCAGAGGATGGACGCTACTCCACTAAGCCACTCCTTTTTTTGTGTGCTACAATAAGTTCATGAACGACACAACCATCGCAACAGACTCTACAGGCACCCTCAAGGTCAGAGGCTTCTATCGGGCACCCGACAGTGAAGTCAAGGGCGTAGAAGGCTTTAAGATGCCCGCTAGGGCTACCAAGAAGTCTGCAGGCTACGACCTCTTCAACAACACTGGCGCAGACATCGTCCTCCAGCCGAATCAGACATGTGAGAAGATTTCGACTGGAATCGTAGCATACATGTTAGACGACGAAGTCTTTAAGGTGTATGGCCGGAGTGGGCATGGATTCAAGTATAGTGTAAGGCTTGCCAATTCGACAGGCATAATTGATGCTGATTACTTAAAGGAAATCTTCATCAAAATCAGGAATCCAAATAACTATCAGGTGATCATTCCAAAGGGCGAATCATTCGCTCAGGGAATTTTCTCGAAGTATCTATTAGCTGATAATGACGCAGATACTGTAGGTGGAGAGAGAACAGGCGGACTTGGATCTACAAGTTCTAAGTAAGGAGATTTAATGATGGGTGATAAGACTAAACTGTCAATTTCACCCATTTTCTTTAACTTGATGGCGAGTTTGACAACCACTGCAATGGGTCAGACTTGGTATTTTGTAAGAGAAAATGGAAAAATTGCATCTAGAAAATGTGATGAGGAAAAGGGAATTATCCTCATGAACATGGAATTAGATGATTATGCATTTTCATTTGAGGAGAATGAAATTACGTTCCATAATCTCAAGGAATTTTTAGGCGCATTGAAGATTCAGGATTTCCCAAAGAGTGACGTTGCCCTGACTCGTCAGCCATATCGAGGAACTGATTCTATTCTGCTTAAGAATGGAAAATCTAATATTCACCACTTGCTTAGTAGTAAAGATAGATATGCCACAAGGTATGGATTCGATCAATTTGCAGACATTTCTGCAATGGTCGCAGATGCAGATCTACCTAAGATGCTTTGTTTCGATTTAACAAAAGAGACAATTCAGGCAATTTACGAGAAGGCATCTAAATTTAAGTCAGAGATACTATCATTCTCGAAGAATTCAAATGGAGTAGTGATTAATTTCACCTCTGAATCTGATAAGATATGTGAATATTCATACGATCTCGATCCTACGGAAGTTATTAACTTCGACACTGCCTGCATTACCTCTGAAACTAAGTTCCCATATTCCTTTTTCCATGTTATGAGGGCTGCAAATGTGGATACAAGGGTATATGTATTTGGAACTGAGGGTAGAGGAATTCTTGCGTTTAAGGGTGAATTCTTAAACGGAAATGTAAACGTGAAATTCGAGGCTTCTTGCCCGTCGAGGATCTAAAAATGGCCGAGCTAAATGATACTATTTGGAGTGAGAAATATCGTGCAACTGCAATTGATGATCTGATTCTACCTGAAAGATTATTATCTATCTTCAGGAATGCACTAGAACATCCAATGCAGTTTCCTAACATGATGTTCCATTCTTCTGGCGCAGGAATGATGAAAACTACTACGGCTGAAGTCCTTGCAAAGGAAATGTGCAAGCGATATAATACGAAATACAAGAAGATTAATTCGTCTCAAGATGGAAACAAGGAAACTATCAAGGACGAGATTATTGAATGGGGTTCATATAATGGATACACAAAGGCTCCAAAAATTGTAATTCTGGATGAGACTGACAAGTGTAATGCAAAGACATTCTTGGATCCTCTTCTCTCCACATTGGAGTCGTTGAACCAGTCTGTCAGATTCATAATGACCGCAAATAGTCTTCAGAATTTCAATCAGTATTCAGAGTCTCGAATTGAAGTATTTGATTTTTCTGTTCAGAATCAGGATGAAGGCATTGAATTAAAAAAGAAGATGTATAAGCGCCTACAGGATATTTGTATTGCGGAAGGAGTTAATTACGACGTAAAGACTCTTCAGGCCCTGATCAAAGAGTTCTACCCTGACGCCAGAATGATGATGACTCGTCTATATAGTTGTTATCTTAGGAATGGCGAAATAAGTGGAACCTCATTCAGTAATAGAAATTCTTTTGATAAGTATGAAAGACTTCAAGAACTTCTATTGGCTGGAGATTTCGTTAGTGCTAGAAACGTATATTGCTCAATGCCTCCTGAAAACGACATCTTCACTGCATTAATGAACGATATTGTATTCAAGATACAAGACCCCATTAAGCAAATGAAGGTTGTTTGCTCTATCAGAAAGCATATGGTACCCCATAATGCAGTCATTGATAAGGAAATAAACATTGCTTCAATGTTTGCAGAAATCATCTTGACTTTGAGGTCATAATGGAAGACCAAGATCAATATCTAGCTGACATTGCGGAGACTATGATTGATGATATGGCAAATTTCGAAGACCGTGAAATAAAAGGCTTCAGGAAAACAATTGCAGATGATGTTAAGGATATGTTAATTGAGTCAAACACTACACTTGAACTCAATAACTCACCCGAATTAGTTATGATTCTGCTTACTAGCATTCATTCGACTGATCCATGCTCTTCATGCGTGGAAAATCTATCAAATGTTAGTGAATGGGCAGAGAGAAACTCTCATTTCAATAAGAAATTGAGAATTCTATTAGTAGATTCATTAAATGGATTTGATGACCGAAAGATATGGGATAAACTAAAGGTTAGTTTCGATGATGTTCCAGTAACACTGTTCTTCAATTCATGTTTAGGGTTGATGGATGTTGTTCAAGGGGTTATGTCGGTTAACTATCTTGAGCTATTTTGGACTCCATACTTCGAGTGAAAAAGTGTCAAAATGAGCCATAAATATTCAAATGGTTCAAATGGTAGAAGATATAGTTAATGTAATAGGAGATTCTTTAGACGCCTGTTTGTATTCGAGGTACTTAGCGTCTAAACCAAATATCTCAAGGATAGACCACTATACTACGGGTGAGTATGGTGGTTTTTATTTTGATCAGATTAAGGATTCGGCATACTGTGTGTTGTTTCTTACTGACCCTCAGCTTTCTAAAATTACTGATTTCCTACCTAATCTGCAAACAATTCAAGTCGAAGAACATTATCTAAAAGCTCAAATTAAGAAGATGAAATTCAGCAGCCCTTATGACGAGTATGTGACCTTTCCTATAAATCGTAGTAGTTTCGAACTTGATATGGACTACGCAGATAACATATTGAAGACATACACATACGATGAATTTATTGCTGAATATAGAGAGCATAAAAACATCACCAAATTGATGAAGTGTATATTTTCTGAAAACTTTTACATGAATCTAATTAAAAAAATAGGATGTAATCAATGGAATACTAATCAAAGTCAATTAGACGCAGGTAGATTATATGGTATGCTTCAGCTAGGACAATTGTCTAGTGAAACGCCATTCAAATACCATTATCCAGTAAATGGAATTTCCTCATTGTGTAGGGAATTACTCAATCATCCAAAGATTAAGATTCATACAGCAAATAGAAAAACTATAAAGGCCGAAACCAAGGCTCAGACTAATAAGATTACATATTTGTTTGAATACATTGATTATTATATGGATTTCATGTTCGGTGGTTTTGAGTATGTAGTTGGACATACTGACGTACATAGTAAGAGCATCTCGGAATATAAGTATTTCAGGGTGCTGACACCATTTGATAAGAAATACTACTCCTATTTTGGAGTTGATGCTACATCATATAAGGCTTGGAATGAGACTTCTTTAATTACTAGCCATGATTTCAAGCGACAGCTTCTAATTCCAACACAGGCTAACTATCGCAGAATGAATGACTATCGAAAAATATCACAAGTCAACAGAAATTTTAAGGTACTCGTCTAAAAATAGATAAAATACCTATATGATAGGCGATGAAACAGTTAATGGCAAGAAAGTCTTCGAAGTTGACTTTTTAGATTTCTGTAATTTAGCTACAAGAACAGAAAGGAGAACTAAGTTCTCCTTGAATAACGAACCCCTAATGGAACATATCTTAAAGACTAGATATTCTAGGAAGTTTGTAATTAGCTACAACGGGATGATACTAGACGCTGAATCAATTGGCGGCAAGTCCAGCGATGAAGGATAATGTTGCAGTCACGATTACTGCAACCCCTAGCATCTTCCAAGTAATTTTACTCTCTGAAGCTAGAACTTTTTTAGTACTGTCCACCTGCTCAATTATTTTAGATACGGTGGTCGTACAAGTCTTAACTTGAACTTCAGAAGCTGCATTTGATATAGAATCTCTAATTCGCCTGTTATCAGAATCAACTGCTTTCCTCAATTGAGTGAAGCCAGTCGAATAGTCAGTAGAATCGAGACTATCCCTAGGAAAGGTCTGATTGAAAACAGAATCAACGGCATCGGGAGAATACTTCCACAAAGTATCCCTCTTAGCCACATATACAATCCTAGCCCTTTCCTTTATTGTATCGTATTTGAATATTGTATCTCTCATTATTACTCGCTCTATTTTTATTCTATTAGACAATGAATCTAATTGATCAGATTGACTAGAGCATGATTTCATAATACCCATTCCGAATAGGATACTAAGGAATATAGCAATAGATAGAATTATTGAAAATATGAATCCCTTGAGAGTTAATTCTTTTTTCATATTGTTTCCTTAGGCATTGAACCACTTAACTTTTCCATTTATTCTTGGTCTACAATCAACATGCACCCACGATACAGAGTTCTCGACTCCTCCAAGATTCTTCAATTTACCCTCAGCAACTGCCTTCTTGATCTTAGCCCTAGCTTCGTCTGCCGTCATTCCTATAGGGTGTAGATCCGCCGCACGTCCCAATCTGTGCTGGCTTCGGGCGGCTCCAATTTTGCATGCGGTTGTGCGAAGACCACACCATTGACGAATACCACCCGATGCATAGTTATTGATGGTACAAGGAACGCCTAAAAGCTCTCTTATCTCGTCAATCAACTGTAATAGCTTAGGGTCTAATAGGGAAGTATCAGTAACTCCCTTTGGTAGTAACTCTTCGGCTTTGAAATACTTCGTTAACATTTTAATGCCCTTTCTATACCCAAATATTTAGTGAATTGATAAATACCTATGTGAAGTGGAAGACTTTTGCTCAGAGAACAGTTACCGAATCAGACGGAAATCCATCGAATAAACGAATAATCGCTACGTTTGCTGTTATTGTGTATGCTGCTATTCTTTTACTAGCTTTTCTATATGCATTCCCGCTCACCGATGCAGTAATTCATATGGCAGATGTATTACTTGGCTCTGCAATGGGTACTTATGTAGTAGGTCGATTTGCTGAGAAGGGTTCTTATATTGCACCAATAGAAGAACCCGAGCGTCACAAAAAGCATATCCAAAAACCCGCTGAAGTTTCTGGCGATGTTTCTGAAGTTTCTGAAGAAGAGACTCAAGATGATTCCGAGTCAAATGAAGAAGACGATAAGAAGTAATCTCGCTATAATAAATGCATGAGAATTACAGTCATTACCGTCTGCTACAATGAAGAAAAGTCAATTTACTCCTTCCTTGCGCATTATGCCATGCTTGGAGTTAAGCGAATAGTGGTATACAATAACATGTCTACCGATAGAACAGTTGAGATATGTCATGAATT